AAAAGAAAGTATGACAGCTTATGGAATTTTTAGCAATCCGCTGGCTTTATGGTCCTACAAACACACACACATAAATGAAAAAGGGTATATTTATATAGGTTTATATGCTTTAATAGCTTCGTATAATTGTTCTACGCCGTATATATTCGTATCATGAAATCCTGCTTCATTTAGTTGAAAATCTTCTATAACAATTAAATTTTCTTTTGCTAATTGGACAAATTCTTTTTTTGTAATGTTTATCATTTTATAATTGTTGATATTGTTCTTCTATACAACCAGTACACAATGGGATTTCTTGTACATATTTTTGTGCGAATAAATCTTCAAGTTCATCAAGTGGATCATTACAATAATTGCAATTCATTTTTTTCTAATTATTTATACAAATATAAAAAAAATTTTACAAATAAAAAAAATTTTACATAAAAAAAGAGCGATAGGATCGAATCGAACGTCTCCCTTTGACTGGAATGCCAAATGTGCAACCATTACACCTCTATCGCATTTTATTTTCTATCTGAAAGTTTTATTTTTTCACCCTTATACATTCCTGCACCCATTTCATCAATTTTTCTGAAAGGTAAAATTTCTGCATTGATTTTGCAAGTTTTATCTATTAGATATATGTATCTTAATTGAAAACCTTTTACTTTTACCCAATTTTTAAAATCATATTCATTACCATTGTGAAAAGCTGTAATTTTATGCTCAACTTTTTTATTAGTTGGGTTGATTGCTAATTGCGAATTTTCTTTAATACCCGTTAATACAAAACCACTTGCACGATAAATTGTTCCATCACCACATTGTGTGCCATCTGCAAAAGTTATTATCCACTTAATATGTGGAGCATTTTTTTTAATTAAACGAATAGTAATTGCAATACATCGTGATTCTGAATTTTTAGGTAAAAAATCATCAAATGCCATTCTGTTTAATTCAATAAATTCATTCCAACCAGTATTTTTGATTAAAGGTTTTATCAAATCTTTTCTCATACTACTGCCATAACTTAAAACGCCATGTAATTTATTATCTAAAAAGCAACCAAAATGCAATTTGCTATTCGGAACAACTTTGCCTGAATAATGATGTTTTTTTACAAACTCATTTGCAATCTTTGATGGAATTACTTTAACAATTATTTCCTTTGCTCTACCCATTGCATTATGATTAAGTAAAGCGCATTGCCATTTGAATTTTTATTTCCAAAGGTTTCAACAAATTTGAATTCATCTAATTTTTTACAATCAGCAATCGCATTTTTTATTTGTTCTGCTTGGGCATCTGCTAATGTATATGTTTGTTGCTGAAATGGCTCTTTATCGCCATTTGGTAATTCAAAATCAGTTCCGAAGTCATCAACCTTTGCAAATTCAGGCAAGTCCATCCCCCAGTCTTTTAACTTCTGCGTGTCCCATTCATTTGCAACAATATCCCAATCCCATTCGCCATATCCAAGATTGTCTTTTATAATAAATTCCTTTTTCTGTTCATCAGTCCACCCTTTTACTTGATGGATTGGAACTTCAAAGACCCCAGCAGATTTTAATGCTTTAAGCCGCATATTCCCTCCCAGAACAACAAAATTTTCATCAACAACAAGCGGCCTTGTTTCTAACATTTCTGGAAACTCCTTTATTGACTTTATAAGTTTTTTAAATTTAGCGTCTGTAATAAACCTTGGATTTTCATCATTAGGTTTAATCTTTTGGATATTAACTTTTTTTATCATTTAGTTGTAAAAAAGTGTATGTTTAAGCCTATTAATAAGAAAAAAAATTGAATCGTATGCCTTTTGTCATCCGCAATAACTTCAATCATTTCAATATCTTCATTTGAATAATTTACACCAATTATAAGACCATAAATCGGAAAAATCTCAACCTGAAACATCTTTATGTTTTTTGTAAAGGTAAATATAAAATTCCTTTACTTTATCATCATATTCACTTTTGGTATATTTTTTCCCAGATGTTTGCTCAATTTTATTTTGGCTATAAATCAATATAAAATTCTTTCCTACTTGCTTTGGCCAAACATAAATTTCTCTTTTAACACACCAATTAAAAGCAGTTCTAAATTCTTTCTCATCTACCATAATTAAAATAGTCTTTGTTGAGCCTTGTGTTGTTCTATGCGCTTAATAGCATTAGCATAGTAGTCATGGTCTAATTCACAAGCGGTTAAATCAAACCCTAAATTATGACAGGCAATAGCAATTGACCCACTACCTAAATGCGTATCAAGTATTTTGTCTCCCTCTTTAGCGTGGTTCATTAAAAGCCATTCGTAAAGTTGTACAGGTTTTTGGGTTGGATGTATTTTGCCTTTTTCTTTTAAAACACTTAAAGACCACATTTTAGCAGGTTTTTGTATGCTACTCCAAGCATATTCGCACATAGCCAAACTAAAATCGTGTGGTTGTTTTTTATCCCAAATAAAATATCCCTGTGTTGGAGGTAAATCAAAATAGTTACCTCCCCATATAATTTGATTTTTACTTACCCTAAATAGTTGTTTAAAATAATTTTTACTCGGTATGTTGTTGTCCCATAGTTTTTTTTTATGTTGTTGACGAACAGAATTAAAACTTATTCCTATTCCATAAGGAGGGTCAACAATAGCAAGGTCAAAATACTTGTCTGGGTATCTCGCCATTAACTCCATATTATCCTCGTTTGTTATTTTCATAAGTTAAAAAGGAATATTATCATTTACAATAGTGAATCTTTGTTTATCTGGGTTTATGTTTCTATACACCCCCCCATTCTTGAAATCAGGCGCAGTCATAAACATCCCTTGTTTACCGTTTTCTTTTCTTTTAACTTTTTGAACATAAATTTTTACAGCATCAGAATCATAAATCGTTTTTTCTCCGATAGCCCTGTAAACTGTTAAACAATTATACGCTTTATTGAAAAAATCAGATGATCCACTTATATCGTATGGAGTTGGAATTTTATAAATATTGTTTTCCATTTCCATTTTTCTGGGATGCGCAACTAAAAAAACATGGGTATTTGTTTGCTGACAAAACTGGGTTAATTCAGATAGCATTTTTCCAATATATGAATGGTCTTTTTGTGCCGAGTGGTCGAGCATATTCCAAGGATCAATCACGCAAATATTAATACCTTTTTGAAACACTAATTGTTTAAAGTTATCCAAAATGCCTTTTAAAGTCAAATTTTCAATATCTATTTTTACAAAATAAAAATGGTTTTCAATAAAATCCTTGGATTGATTTAATGAATCATTATCACAATTTTTTTCATTTAATTTATTAGCAATTCTTTTTATATGACCTTCATAGGGGAAAGATTCAGGTGCAAACATTCCAATTCTAAAATCTTGATTTAAAGCAAGATTACAACAAATCTGATCAATGACATCACTTTTTCCAGAATTAGGGATTCCAGTAACAACAGACCACTCCCCAAGAGCAACATTAAAATAGTTATCACTATCATTGAGTGCAATAGAATAGTTTTTAATTCCATGTTCATTAAAATTTAAAACGTTCTGCCAAATATCGTCAATATTTAAAACCCCTTCAATTGGGAAACTTTTAGCATTTTTAATGTTTTTTCTTAATACTTCCGCCCCCTCGTTTATTAAAACCTCGTTTGCATCTTTGTAGCCTTTAAATTCAACATACTTGCATCGGTACTGACCAAACCTTCTCGCAAGTTCATTTCGCAAACTTAATCCAGCATCATCATTATCAGTACAAAGTATAATTTCATTTTTATTTTCAAAATACTCCCAACAATTGTCTAAATATTCCAGCCTCTGATTCCCTTTATTCGCTCCATTAGGTACTGAACAAACAGAATAAATACCAGCCTCATGTAATGATAGTGCATCCATTTCACCCTCTACAATGAAGATTTTTTCCATTTCTTTAATATTGTCCAAGCCATAAAAAATAAGTTCAGCATTAGAAACCATTTTAAAATTTTTCTCCGCATCTCTATATTTTATATTTATTAATTCCTTTTCTCGGTAGTATTTAAAATTTATTGCTTTTCTGTTTTTACCTATTTGAGGGAAAAATTCATTTGATTCACCTATTTTCCAATGCACTAAAGTAGCTTCCGAAATGCCTCTTTTGGAAAACCATGAAACAAGTCTTGGAGAAACATCACTTTTAACATCTGGTGGTTTTATAAATTCTTTTTTAGGTTTTAACCTTACATTTCCAGACCATCCACAATGATGGCAACAATAAAGACCTTTTTCAATATTTATTGAAAGTGGTTTTAAATTTTTCTTTTTCCTTTTATGGGAACACTTTGGGCAAATAACCTGCTGTTTGGTATTATTGTTTTTTACCTCAATACCCAGTTCTCTAAATTCATCTATCATTTTAATTGTATTAGTAATTCATCTGGGGTATTTACCCCGTTTAAGTCTTTGTTTTTTATTTCGTATAATCCTGAAAATGTTTTAAATTGAGTTCCGTCTGTTCTTTTTCGGATTGTATCTTTTGGAAAATACTTTGCTAACTTAACAAAATTTGTTTTTGAAATCCAACCACAAACTGTTAAAATATTATTTTTTTTGTTAAAAGAGTTAAAAATAAAATGATTAGCGGAGTGATTTATTTGTAAATCAATTAAATTATTTACAAAGTTTTCTTTCGGTGGGCTTGTTCTCCCCATTGTTTTAACATCAATCAGTTTATTATTATATTTAATATCATAACCCCCATCAAATCCATTTGAGCCATCTATATTTCCAGCATTAAATAAATCCCGAATCATCAACTCCCCTATAATCCCAACAATTTGTTGTTCTTTAGTTCCGTTGGCTTCTGATCTTTTACCAAAGTTGTATTTTGAAACAAGCATTTTAGCTTTGTATATTATGTATTGATCTACTTTAAAATTAAACATTAGGGTATTTGTTAAATTTAACTTTAATTAAATCCTTTGCAAACTTGTAACTGAAATAGTCAATATACTTTAACTGGTCTTTATTACGTTGTCGAAGTTTATGTATTGACAAAAGTTGCTGATTCCAGAACTGATCTTTTTTTACTCTTTCAACTATTGTGTAAACTTTTCTCGGATGGTAGTTATCTAACCTCCAAAGGTCATCAATTGTTTTAACCCATTTTCTTTTCTGTTCTTTTGTTTTTGGTAGTAAATCAGCATCAAATAATTTATCTAAATTCAAAAATAACCCCTGAACCTCTTTTGGAAAATCAACGAATTTTTTTTCGTTTTTTGATTTTGCACTATTATTATTTGTATTATTATATATATTATATATATTATTATTGGGTTTAAACTTTTCTTTAACCCCCCCTTTAACTTTTGTTAAACCCCCCTTAAAGATTTCTTTAACCCCTATAAGGTAAATTTTTCGCTTTCCCTCATGGTCAGTTTCCGTTCTTATAAATGCCTCATCTTTTAACTGTGAAACCCATTTTGATATTGATACTTCACTTACTTTATACAAATCTGAAAAGTATTTATTCGTTGCCCAGCAAAAACCTTTCTCATTACAAAGGGCTGTAATTTCACCATAAAGTAATTTAGCATTAGGGGTAAGTCTGTCATTATACCGAACATCCGCTGGTATTATTGCATAATAGTTTTTGTGCATTACTTAAATATCGTCTGTTAAATTTTTTATGCGATCACAAAAGCATCGTAAATCTCCAAATATATTTTCAAATTGTTGTAATGTAATTTTATTATCATCAAAAAGTTCAAACAATATTTCAATTAATAATTCATATTCAGTTTCGGTCATAGTGCCGACATAATTATAAACAATCGGGATTTTTTCGAAAGTCGTATCGGTGCGCCAAATCCTCTGGTCAACCTCATTCCAATAAACTTTTTTAAATTCTTTATAACTCATTTTTAAAATATTTATCTATAAAATTACAAGTTTCTTCGTAATTATTGAACCATGCTACCTCCCAATTCGCATTTTTAAGGTGTTTTAAGCACCTTTTTTGACCTTCGGTAGGCTTATTATACCCGACCTTTAGTTCTATCGCTAAACCTACCTTATTTTCGTTTTTAGCAAAACAAAGTATATCAGGAACACCAGCAACCCCCCCAAGGTGTTTAAATTTAAACCTTTCAAACGGTGTTCTTTTGCCTTCATTAGGAACATGAATCACAAAAGCATTTGGATAATTATCCCGAAAATAATTAATAACAGCGTTTTGCAAACGATCTTCTTTTGTCAAATACTTATAAAATGGGTTTGCCATAATATTTTTTTAACGGTTTAATATTTATTAAAATCATTTCAGTTCTGTTAAATCCTGTTTCATTTAAATTTTTTAATTGTTTTAATTTAGTTAAAAGCTTTAAATGTAAATCAATTAATTCAGGTTCTATTTTAAACCTTATAATATTTTCAAACATTTCAAGACCATGAATTACTGTGGCGTGATTTTGTTTTAAGGTATTTCCTATTGCTGTAAGGCTTAAATGAGGGTTTAAGTCTTTCGCTAATCGCATATATAAAAAACGACCATAGACATATTCCCTTTTTCTTTTTTTATCTAAAATATCAATACCAAGATTTTCA